AGCGTAGCCGGATATATAGATGACTGCATAACCGGCGAATCGGTTATGATGACTAACGCAGGGTTCGAGGATGCCGAATATCGTTGGTCATCCCAGGACATATACCATATCAAGAAATATGATGCAGCAGTATCAGAAGAATTTATCGCGCACATCATAAAACAAGCATAGAGCCACCACTTATGAAAATATAGAGGTGGTTTTTTAGTGGCACAAAAGTAAGACTGCCACAATATGCAGTGGGTTTACATAGGCGCAAAACAGTGATACCATATACAATACCAGCATCTTAAAGGCGGGATAATGAGCCAAATTCAAAAACTGATAGACAAACTGAATAGCAAGCCTACTCCGAACGACATGTCTTTTGATGAACTGGCTAAAATTGCAAGATATTATGGATGCGACACAGAAAACAGGGGCAACCATCAAAGGGCTATAGTTCACGAGGAGACAGGGACAGTCATACCCATTCCTTGCCATGGCAAACATGTAGGAGTGGCTTATATAAGACAGGCCAAAGCCCTGTTTTCGTCTATCGATAAGGAGGATGACTGACATGAAGTATGGTTTCATTACAAAACTGGTTGACTTTGACGGAGAACAGGTTTGGGTGGCAGAAAGCACAGATCTGAAAGGATGCGTAGGACAAGGAGACAGCGTTGAAGCAGCTGTGAAAGAATTGGCTGAAAATGAAGCCTATTGGCTTGAAATTGCTGAAAAGCGCGGCATGGATATTCCGCTGCCTAGCGTTGTAAAAGAACAACCTGAAATGAGTGGGAAATTGACGTTAAGACTAGGCAAACGCGTCCATATGGAAACTGCAAAAAGGGCAAAAGAAGACGGGCTTAGTATCAATCAATACATAAAAGATGCTGTGGTAACATATAACACCAGAAGAACGGTGGAATCGCTTTCGGCTGAAGTTTTGAGAGTTGCAAGCACTATCCACGCAGGTGGAGGTCGCCCGTACAGCTTCAGTATAGATACCTCTGAAAGGGCCAGACGTTCAAGATACAATATCGTTCAAGGAGCCAATTATGCAGTATAAGTTATTAAATACTTCGATCCAGAGGATAGAATTAATAAACGAGCTGAAGGTCGAAGGGCAGATAGATCTTTCTGCTAACTACAATACAGAGATCTCACTTGCAGAAGAAAATAAAAGGATCGCTGTTGCAAAGGCGCGGTTTGACATGAGCGGAGGACAACAGTCCGAGACGACGAGCTATCTGAAGATAGAATTGAATGTTGAAGGTGTGTTTGAATTTGATGAAGAACTGGAAAGTGCAGATGCGCTTAAAAAGGACGTTCACGCAGCTATGTTTCCGTATGTAAGAACATATATAACTACGATAACCTCGTTAGCAGGCCTGCCGCCAATTACATTGCCGGATATGTCCATGATAAGCGAGTAACCCAGCTGCATTAATCAAATAACGATTGTAAAGCATCTCTCCGGAGGTGCTTTTATTATGCCGCTGTGCCTGTAGACGGGCATGTACATCAAAACATCAAACGGCTGAGAGTATCGGCTGCGGGTGCAAATCCCGCCGGCGGCATCATTACACTCGTCCCTTTGGCATCTCCGGACGTAAAACGGGAGAGACGATATACGCGGACTGAACCGCGATACCAAATGTTTCGAGGAGGAAATTATCATGAAAAAAGAAGATTTTGTCGCACTGGGTATTTCTGAAGAACTGGCTGAAAAGGCAGCCGCGGCTTCAGAAGAAGAGATCAAAGGGCTTGTCCCAAGAAGCAGGCTGAACGAGGAAGTACAGGCTAAGAAGAATGCCGAGAAATCCTACAACGACATCAAGGCTGAGCTGGACAATCTGAAGACGTCAGCGGGCGATAATGAAACCCTGAAGTCTCAGATCAAGACCCTGCAGGATGAGCTGAAGAGTAAGGAAACTGAATATGCCGCGCAGATATCGGACATGAAGATGTCGAACGCGATCATAGCGGCCATCAGCGGGCAGGCTCAGGACGCGGATATCGTTGCAGGGTTGCTCGACAGGAACAAGCTTGTGCTCTCTGAGGACGGAAAGCTTACCGGACTGGATGAACAGATCAAGGAGCTCATAGAAGCGAAACCATTCTTGTTCAAGCCCGGCAGCACATATCCGGAAGTCGAGGACAAAGGCGAGCCAGGCCACACAGGCGGCATGTCAACAAGAGAACAGTTTGCCAACTGGTTCAATCAGAATGAATAAGAGAAAGGAAAAAGATCATGGCAACAGGAACAGCAACAAACAGAACACATATCGATCTGCCAACTGAGGTATCCAGCGAGATCCTTCAGAAAGCGCAGGAGGAGTCGGCTGTAATGCAGCTGGCAAGACAGATCACACTTCCAGGACTCGGCCTGACCATTCCGGTCATAACAGGCGATCCTGAAGCTGAATGGGTAACAGAGACAGGCGTGAAGCCGGTGAAGAATCCATCACTCGAGAAGAAGGTAATGCAGGCGTACAAGCTCGCAGTCATCGTTCCGTTCTCGAACGAGTTCAGAAGAGACGCAGCTGCTCTCTATGATCAGCTCATAGCAAGACTGCCGCTCGCTCTCGGAAAGAAGTTCGACGAGACAGTATTCCACGGAGCAGCTCCGGGAAGCAACTTCGACACATTTGCAGCAGTCACAGCTCAGGCTATCAGCGGTAACAACGTGAATGCATATGATGGCCTCGTAGCAGCCGATGCGGACATCGCTGCACATGGCGGCATCACTAACGGCTTTGTCCTTTCGCCACAGGGCAAGAGCATCCTGCTGTCCGAGAAAGACACGACAAAGAGGCCGCTCTTCATCAACTCTGTTGCTGAGGGCGCTGTACCGATGATCCTCGGTGCGCCTACAAAGCAGAGCAAGGCTGCTTACAAAGCAGGAACTCCGAACGTTGCAGGTTTTGCCGGCGACTGGACACAGGCAATGTACGGAATCGTACAGGGCATCACCGTAGACATCAGCGATCAGGCAACTCTTACAGTTGGATCCGGCAATGATGTCTCCACTATCAATCTGTGGCAGCAGAACATGTTTGCTGTAAGAGCAGAGATCGAAGTCGGATTCCGCGCCGATACATCCTGCTTCAACAAGCTGACCATAGCATAGTGGTCAAAATGATCAATGCTCGGCTCGGCACTGAAATGTGGGTCGCGGAAGATCGTGTAGAGGAATATAAGGCGGCGGGTCACAAGCTCGCCGCTTCCGATACCGAACCCGCAGAAAAGCCGAAGAAGGCAGCAAAGAAAACAGCAAAGAAGTAGAGGTGATCAGTATGGCATATGCACAGGTATCAGATGTTCAGGCAAGGATGACGAGGATCATGAGCGAGTCGGAGGAATCGGTCTCAGAATATCTGCTTGACGATGCAGCGATACTGATCGATGAATTCAACAGCAGGGCAAGCTCGGACGCGAAGAAGGTCGTATCCTGCAGGATGGTCATAAGGGCTCTTGGCGATGGCTCATATACCGGCGTTCCTGTCGGAGCGTCGCAGGGAAGCGTCGCAGCTCTTGGCTATTCCCAGTCATGGACTATGGGAAGCGGTGCTACCGGAGAGCTGTATCTGTCAAAGACAGAAAAACAGCTGCTCGGTGGCGGAAGCAGGATAGGATCCTACAGCCCGGTAGAGGAACTGGTTCCGGAAACGGAGGCCGCAGATGCTTAAAGGTATCACAGTCACTCTGCACAACAAGGTTCTGACCGGAAGGGATGCGCTCAATGCGCCGGTCTATGAAGAGGTCGATGTTGATGTGGAGAACGTCCTTATCGCTCCTGTATCGAGCACTGAGGCTCAGGAAATGCTGGATCTGACCGGCAAGAAGGTCGTATATCAGCTGGCTATCCCGAAAGGTGACGGGCATGTCTGGGAAAACCAGCGCGTATCATTCTTCGGTGAGGATTGGCTGGTAGTCGGATTTGTGACGGAGGGCATCGAAGACATGATCCCTCTTCTGTGGAACAAGAAAGTCCAGGTGGAACGCTATGGCCAGTAAGATGAGATTCGAACTGAACAGACGAGGAGTGCGATATCTTCTGAGATGCCCTGAAATGGTGGACATCATCGAATCACATGCCAAAGCCATGCAGAACCGCGTCGGAGACGGCTACACGGTGCGCTACGGGAAAAGCAGGGCGGTGGCGTTTGTTGAGACCGATTCGGACAGTGCCGCTCAGGACAATCTTGATAACAACACACTACTTAAGGCGGTGAAATGATGATAATCGAAACAGAAATAATCCGATACCTGCAGACCGCACTGGATACTGACCGCGTCTATGCGGAAGTCCCCGAGGATGCCTCGGGGAATTTTATTGTCATAGACAAGACGGGGGGCGGCAGCACTGACTATATCAATACGGCGACCATTGCGGTGCAGTCATATGGATCATCCAAGCTCAGGGCGATCGAACTCAATGAGAGCGTCAAGACCGCTATGAAGGATCTGATCTTTTTCTCAGACGGGATCAGCGATTGCCGGCTTGTCACTGACTACAACTTTTCAAATATCGCAAAGAAGCAGCACCGCTATCAGGCGGTGTTCGAGATCACACATTACCAGGAGGAAGACTAATGGCAAAAACTGTAACGGCTGCAAAGCCGAGAACAAGCGGCGTCATCTATAGGGCTCCAATCGGAACAGAACTGCCTACAGACGCAACGACTGCGCTCGGCGCAGCATTCAAGTCGCTCGGACATCTCAGTGAAGATGGGTTCACAAACAATTATGAGCGTTCGTCTGAAGATGTCAGGGAAATGGGCGGTTCTGTGGTCCTGACTGTTCAGACAGAGGTGACAGACACGTTCAACTTCACTCTTATCGACGCGCTCGATCCTGAAGCACTCAAGGCTGCCTATGGCGACAGCAAGGTAACAGGCACGCTTGAAGGCGCGAACGGAATCGCGGTCACTGTCGACGGAAGCGAGTCTGAGGAGGCTGTATGGGTCCTTGAGACCATCATGAGAGACGGTGCTCTTCAGAGGATCGTTATCCCTGACGGCAAGGTGTCCGAGATGGGAGAAGTTGGATATCGCCGCAATGAGGCGGTTGGATATGAGTTGACGATCACAGCTCTGCTTGATCCGACAGCAAACTTCAACCACAAGGTGTATATCGTAAAGCCTAGCTAATAAGGCGGAACAGCATGTGCCCGGGTAAGTGCCCGGGCACTTTTGCGAAGGAGGTAATCATGATCGTAAAGGGCACTACGCCAAACGGCTTCAAATATGAATATGATAACGAGAAGCTGGCCAACTGGGAGGTCATGGACTGGCTCACTGAGATAATGGAGATCAGTGACATCCCGGACGATGAAAGGTCGGAAGATGACACTATCACACTCGTCAGAGACATGTATGCGGTGATACGTTTCATCTTTACACGCAAACAGATAACAGCATGGAAGAATACAAACAGAGATGAGAACGGCGAAGTCGTCAGCGACTACATGTGGCAGGACTTCAATGCTCTGTTCATCTCCGGTGAAGATAAAGAAACAAAAAACTGATAGACCTGGCACGGATGCTGGCACTTGACAGGGATGCTTTCCTTTGCGATATGGCGGAAACATACCGCATCTATGATATCAAAAGCATTCCGCTTAGCATGCTCTCCATTTATGCGTCCGGGCTGGGAATGAACTCAAGAGTAAGACTTAAGCGGGAATTCGGGCTCAAGGCACCGTGGGACATAGTGCTGCTGGCAAAGATCGTAGACCTTCTGGCCGATGATCCGAAGAACGCTATCGCGCCGATATTTATCGTCAAAGAAAAGAACAGATCCGAATTCCGTGCTTTTGACAGCATAGAAGAATTTGAACACGCCAAGGCAGAAATACTTGAGGGCAGCAATACAGAAGAGGAAGTGAGTTATGGCGGGAACTGAATTAGGAAAAGCGTGGGTCCAGATAGTGCCGTCAGCGGATGGCATATCCGGCTCCATCAAAAAAATACTTGACCCTGAAGCGGCAGCGGCCGGGGAAAGTGCCGGCAGCAAGATA